TCAGAATCCTTCAAATTCTCCGGTGTCTCCAAGTTCCCCGAGCCGCTCATTGATCGATTTTTCATGCGCTGTAGTATTTTCTCCAGCGTTTGTTCCATCTGCTCCATTGCCCGCTCCTTTTAGATACTGCATAAATACATTCTCACGAAGCCAGTTTTCCACTTTCTTGATATACCGCTCCGCCGTTCTGTCCCGCCGGCAAGCATCCGCATAATTCTGCGCCGCCCGTATCAGATCATCCTCCGGTACGCCAGCCATCACCGCATTGCAGTATTCCGATTCTGACAGGTAGCCGGTACATTTTTTCGGGTAGGCTGCAGCAAATTCCACGAACCGCTCCACGGGGGATATAGGGGGTGTTTTGGTTTCGTTTAGTTTATGTTTAGTAATAGGTACACTTTGTGGTTCACACTGTGGTACGCTCTGTGGTTCGGTTTGTGGTACACTTTGTGGTTCACACTGTGGTACATTTTTAACCTCGTTTTGTACCACAAGACTATTCAGATGATAAACCGCAGCTTGGTTTCCCCCTCGGGAACGCCATGTAATATACCCATCCTGTTCCAAGCGGTTTCTCGCTCTTTTGATTGCCTGTGCATTCAGCCCCGATTTCAGCACCAGGACTGATACGGCTACCGTAAACTCTTGCTGCCAACCCGTTTTATTCGCTATGGACATAAGCGCATGCCATAAGGCGATGGCGGGTGAGGGCAGCGGGTTTAGTTCGAGCCGATCGTAGAATGCTTTTATTTCGGCTATGTAATTCAAGCGATCACCCCTCTTCTAACTCTGTTATTGTGACCTCTGTCCTCGGCTCCCACTTATCAACATCTACATAACTTCCATCCGTAGAAACGATAATTTTGCAATTATCATCCGACAGCACTCCGTAATGCACCAGAATGTCATGTAAGGCTTCATGAAGATTCGTAAGATCAACCCTGCGGTTGTTCGGCATGTAATACACCGCTTTCACGTTCACCTTACAATCAATGGTTTCTATGTCCGGCATGAATTTTTCACACTGCTTTTCATATTTTTTATATGCCGATGACGGAACGATTCTCGGACGCCCTGTTTTGTCCTTAACAATCTGCTGACTGTTCTTTTTCGTGATCGGTTTTAATTTAATCGTGAATTTATACTCCATCCGCACCACCCATCCGCATCTGTGCGTTGCAATCATTGATCTGCTCCGCCAGGTACGCCGGAAGCGTATAGCAGTCAACAAATTCATGCGCATCTGCGAGATCCTTTCTCTTCAATGCCTTGTAACTCTTCATCTTGCCCTCATCATCGTAGATTCCAAATTCCCGGCGGAGCTGGTTGTAAATATCCCGATACACTCTCTGCCGGATCGCATTGTCCAGATATGCTTCCGTTTTCTTGCCGCCGAGAAGTTCCGCACCTCTGCGTCTGATATGTGCCGACAATTCATCCGATTCTGCGCCGAACAGCGGCATATCGTTCTCGATGTGGTCGATGCGGTGTTCTACCTTGGTCACACGCTTATCTACGATCAGTGCGGCTTTCAACTCTGGCGACATCCCCTCAAGCAGATTGCTGTGATCAAAATAAGAATCAACCAGACGATCGTATACTTCCCATGCCGTATCCGTATTTAAAGATTTTGCATGGAGGAACGCACCCTTCTTTGTCCAGAGGTAAAGTTTATTCAAATTTCTAGCGAAACCTAAATTTTCGGTTTCGCTCTTGAACCGTTTCAGCTCCTCACCATCCAGACAAATAAAATGCTTTCCTTCCACATATCTGCTCTTATTGTTGTTAAAATTATCTGTGATTTTCTTTGCTTCAACGCCATACGCTTCTGCAATCTGCTGCGTTGTCAGCACTCTCATGCCTCTATATTCTGTAACCTTTAATTCTTCCAATTATTTCTCCTTTCCCCTCCGGGACGACCCCGGAGGTATCATCATGGCTTCGACAGTTCGTGATATAATAAGTCTCCGCATGATTGGTTTCTTTTGCCCGCAGGCGGGTGTTTCAACCCTATAACCAGCTCCGCCCGAATATCCGCCGGAACTCTTCTCTGCTTCCGTAATGGCTTTCAAAATATTCCTGTGCCATCTGCTTAAGCTTCAGATCCATTTCAGCGGCATTCTTCCCCGCCTGCGTTCCATTCGGATGCAGATCCGGGCGAAGCGGTATGACAAATCCATACTTCTCGCTATTCTTCCGGTTCGGATTACCCGGGAAAATATGATGGCGTTCAACCGGCACCGCGCCGGTAAAATAGCAATGTTCCATATCATCCGTGAATACGCTCCATAATCGCTTCATATTCCCCACCGCTCTTTCATTTCCTGTAGTTCTGCTGGCGTAATGGTATCTATTCCAAGTTCCTTTGCATCCGCTACCGTTCCGTCAATCAGAACCGACATTTCTTTCGTGTCATAGGTATGACTCCCGCGATAGATTTTATATACAGTCAGTTTTCCGTCATACCGAACCGGCATTGCATGGATCGTTTCCTGTTCCCACATATATTCTTCTGGTGCGTTTGACTGATAGTAGAAAATATTTCCATCTGGAAGATATTCGGGCTGTCCATATTTACAGATCAGAACATTTTTAGCTTTTGCCTTTGAAATCGTGAGTACGTCAGCAATTTTTCCAACCAACACATGAAAGTAAGCATTTGCATCAAGGCTCCGTTTCTGCGTATATCTGACAGCTTTTATTTTTAGCTTGTCCTGATTCTGTAAATTTTCAATTTGACCGGCTGCCGAAGCGTCAACCTCAAACGTGAGGATGATGCCTCGTCCATCAAATGTCCGGCTTGCACCAGTTAGCTTTCCGGTAGTCTCCATCAGGCATCAGCTTCTTTCCTTTTCTTATACCAGGTCTCTACCTGTTTGATCAGCTTGTTTGCCAGCTCCGTAGAAATATCAGATGTACCGGAAAAATTGTACATTTTCTTAAGCTGGTTCACGATATCTACCGCATTTGCGTTCTCACACATTTCAGCATAGGCATCCACAAATCTATTGATTTTATGTAACTGCTCTGCTGTCGCCGGTGTAAACTGCGGTGCTGGTGCAACTGGTTCCGGTGTCTCGCCGTCCGGGTCTTTCATCTCCTCGGTCGGAATGCAAAATACCTGAAAGCATGCATATTTAAATGCAATCGCCATTGCCTTGTTGGTTGCTTTATCTCCACTGTCCATGCCCTCGCCAACTGTGATTGCTTCAATAGACGAGCCGTCCTCTGCATAGAACGTATATTTTATCCGGCAGATGGAATAGATCAGAACCGCACCCTTATTTGTGGTTCGCTCCTGTCTCTGCTGTTCCAATACTTCCGGAACAATAAAAACATGATTCTTTACCAGCGCCGGATTGATTGCATTCATGACCGCATCAATTCCGCGGTACTTAAAGCCCTGCTGTTTATTCACTGCATCTTTACCAACCGCCCCGATCTCTTCCATGCACCGAGAGATCGCTTCATATATATTCATTTTTCTTGCTGCTTCCGCCATGCCGCCCTCCTAAAACAGTTTATTTATAAGATTCATTGCGTAGGTTGCATCAACCCTTTCCTCACCGGTTTCCTCCATATGCTTCTGAATGGCATCAACCATCATTTTAAAATATGCTGTGTCAACACCCGTCAGCTGATCCTCGAGAACTTTTACGTCCTTCAGATCTAATTCATTCAACTGGAAACACATTTTTACATACTGTCCAGCATTGATGTGATAGCCGCGCTCAAGGTATTTCCGGGTCCGAACAATCGAACATAACGGATATTTTGATCCGATATAGTACAGCTCCTTGTTGATAATGCATTCAAGTGCTTTTTCCGGAAGAAATAATTCGTTGTCCCAAGAGCTCCATGCACATGTGCAGTGTGCAAAATCATAGTTCTTATGAATTTCCTCCACCTCGCCATAGAATCGAATTACAAGCTGCACCTTGTCTGTCAAAGTGATTGCGTTGCTCGTGATAAATCGAGGTCTGTACTTTTCGTTCTCCGTCTCCTGCTCCAAAGCTTCCTCAATCTCCTCTTCCGTGGATGCAAAATTATAGGAAATGTCACTCGTCTTTACTTCATCTTCATCCGCAATGCCCTTAGATGAAACAAAGCAGTCAATTTTTCCCGTTTTATCATCGCACCTTACTGAAACCGGTTTGTCTGGATGCATTTCATTCCATTTTCCGACATAGTATGTCGCTACAGCCAAGCACGCTTCTTTTGTTCTGAAATAAACATCATAGTCGTGAAGTTTTTCACCGGTCAGAAGCGAAACAATCGCACCACCAGTCACAATCACATTGTCTTTTATAATTTTTTTGATGTTTTCATCATCAATATTCAAAATCCAATCACGCAACTTGTTATTCAAGTGCTTTTTGATGTTTTTACCATTCATCTCTATACCCTCCGAAATTTAATACCGTACTCACGCATAGCCGCTTCGAGCTGTGCGATCTGGAACGGATCGGCAACCACTTCATACCGTACGGTTCCCGCCGACGCCGGTGCAGACCGCACCTCTTTTTCTTCCTCCGGCACAACTTCCGGTACAGCCGGTTCTTCATGCACCAAAGCAGCTTTTCTCTGCTCTTCCTCTGCCGCCCTGCGTGCCTCCTCTTCTGCCTTTCTCTGCTCTTCCTCTGCCTGTCTCCGCAGGATTTCTTCCTTCTGCTTCTGGTACTGGTTCATGGCTGTAATGGCATCTGACAGTTCCAGCGTTGCCTTGTACTTCGCCAGACCTTTATCCGCAAACTCCGATTCCATCGCCCGGATAGTGTCCAGATCTTTCTCTACGTGCTCCACATGTGCTGTGATGGCTTCTGTGATAGCTTTCTGCGTGGTCGTGGAATTCTCCCATCTGCTATCATAGATGCGATCCAGCGGCAAATACTCCATCACAGTTCCATGCTCCGCCATAATCCCGGTATAGATTTCACAGATCATCGCTTTCTTTGCTTCCACGCGCCTACGCTCAAACTCCTCGATCTGCCCGCTGATAAAGTCGATCGGTTCATCGATCAGCTTGTCCAGTTCCTTGACCTGCGCTTCAAAGTTGGTATACGGTACCATAAAAGTTTTCTTGATCTCGATTCGCCTGTCGTTCATGGCCTTTTTCAGTTTACGCAGGCTTGCCACCGTCCTTTTTGCTTCCGGCTGGGATTCTGCGGTAAACACCATCCCCTTGTACTCCTCCAGTCCTGCCGCAAGGGCTGCCTTGATCTCTTCAAAGTTGGTCTCGATACTTCCGTCTTTCTGCTCTACTAATAAGTTAATTTCCTGCATCTTCTATCTCCTTTTCTTCTCTAAACCGCTCCTCGCGGTCGTATATTGCTGCCAGTTTCTTTCTATGCCGCTGCACTCGTGCCTGCTCCGCTTCGTATTCGTCCCAGTCCGGCGCATCCGGCGCGATCTCAATCATCGATATACTCCCACTCTCCTTTGTCGCCATTGTCACTGATCTTAAGTCTCACTGCTGTCTCTGGAGAAACAGCCAGCACCCCGCTAATGCTCCCGTCATCCGCAATGGTAATAGTGGCAATTCCCGCAACGCCGACCCCTTCCAGTGTTTCCGGCAATTCCCGCAACACATCCACGAGATTGCACATGTCCTTGTTACATAACCTTGCTTTCATTCAAAAAATCCTCCACTTCCAGCTGCGTCCAATCCGTTGCCCGGATCATCCGCTCCATCTTCTCTTCACGCTCCTGCCGCTCTGTCTCCCCGGTAACGCAGTCATCACACATGCCGTTCTGCCCCTCTCCCGGGTCCATCATGCAACCGCAGCACCTACATTGATACTCGTACATTGACATATCCTCCACGTCAGTGTTACAATAAACGCAGAAATACTTATGTATTCCTACGGTAAATAGCACCTGTACTCGCCAAAGTTATCAGGGTGCTATTTTTTTGTCTCATGTTCCAGATACTCCGTTCTTAGGTCGTATACAAACTGACACAGTTTTTCCGCCACTTCATCCGCCATCTCATTTCCCGAAAGATTTCTCACATAACTGGTTCCGCATATATAACATGTGAGCTTGCGGATCATATCCCAAACGCTCCAATAAACATACGTGCCAAAAAGCTTGTACATAATAGATTCCGTATTGCAAGATGCGCTCGTAAACCATTTTGAACGTGGCTTCTTCAAAACTGACTGTGTATCTTCGCGAATGACCGTTCCTTTCATCTTTTCTATAATCTGCTTTTCAACCTCGGAAACAATCTCCTGTTTTTCCTGCTCCGTCACTTTCCCACCTCCTCAATCTCGATCCACACAATATCCGGCTTGTCCATCTCGATCACAACCTCGGTGCGCCGCCGCTCCGCCAGCATGTAAATCGCATAGCCCGCGCCGCCCAGAAAGCCACCGATGATACACACCGCTCCCGCAAGGTAGCCGTATACATCCTGCGAATCCAGACAGCATCCTGCAAGCAGTGCCGTGACCACGCCGACCGCCGTAACGATCTTGCCTATCCTTTTCAACGTTCTCACTCCTTTCAATCCGGAATATCCTTAAAAGTAAATGATATGACCACACCCGCCATATCCGCCAATTCGTACAACGTTTCCAGCGTCATGTTCTTCGGCGTGCCGTCACGGCTAAAATACTTTGTGATGGTACCTACGCCCATCCCAAGCTTGTCCGCAATCTCTTTATTGCTATACTTCTGGGACAGGGATCCATACAACATACGTTTGACGTGATTCATGCGCTTAGCAGTCTTATCCTCACACAAATTACTTTTTCCCACGCTTCTCACTCCCTTCCTATTTGCTGTCCATCTTCTGGGTATATTCTTTTTGATATTTCTCCAGAAGATTTACGAAATCTTTCCACTCCTTTGATTCTGCAATTTCATTCCACGCGTGGCAGGGTGCAGCAAATCGAACTACAACCCAGTCAGATAAAATGGATTTAAATTCATCAAAACCCTGCTTTGGTGGTTCGTCTGGTGCAAGAAAAGTATTCGGATGCACCACCGGCACTTCTTTTTTCTTAAATAATTTCACTCCTCACCCTCCTCTCTCCGTTTTGCTGTCCAAATTATTGGACAGATACCGTGGTATCTTCATAGAAGTAGTCAATGGTCACGCCGAAATACTCTGCGAGAATCTTGAGTTTATCAGCTTTCGGCTTGCTACGACCGGTTTTCCAATCGGATAACACCGATTGCGCAATACCAGTGTCTTTTGCTACTTGATAAGCAGTTTTGTGATGTTTCGCCAACAATTCTGCAAATTTTTTGTACAATTTTGCACCGCCTTTCCGTATTAATATTATTGTGTTTGCTACGGAAATGTGATATACTTCGATTATCAGACAAAGCAACATATTCCCGTAGCATATACACTAACCGTTACAACGGTTTTCTTGTGTATGCTCATACTATACTACGGCTATCCGTTATTGTCAATGCTTTTTATCGGATTTCTTTAGTATTGCTTATCTTTATGAAAGGTGAACAGATTATGTATGAGATTTTTGTTGAATTACTACAAAAATACGGAACAACACCGTATAAAGTAAGTAAAGAAACTGGAGTTTCTCAATCTACTTTAAGTGACTGGAAAAGAGGTAAAAGCACTCCAAAGCCCGACAAACTCCAAAAAATTGCAGATTATTTTGGCATTTCTTTAATTTATTTGATGACTGGAAAAGAAGATTCAGAGCCTAAAGAGCCACAGCTTAAGCCTAAAGACGAAAAAGATATTAAGACTATCCTTGCGAATACAGAGCAACTTTTAAAGCAGCCAGGGCTTATGTTCGAGGGAAAACCTGCAAGCCAAGAATCGATTGACTCCATACTCTCTGCAATGCAAATAGGTATGGAAATGGCAAATAAGGAACTTTATACACCTAAGAAATATAAAGAGGAACAGTGATTTTAATGAACATACATAGTTTGGCAGAATCTATTGTTAAAAAACATCACACACGAAATCCTTTTGAAATCATCAACGAAAGAAACGCAATACTGATATATGCTCCGCTCGTCGATGTTCGTGGATTTTATCAATACTTTCAGAGAAATCATCTTATTTATATTGATGAAAATTTGCCAGATAACGAAAAAACCTTTGTGTGTGCACATGAATTAGGGCATATGCTCATGCATCAAGGAGAAAATTCAGTATACATGGACACTCGTACTTGCTTCAACACAAACAAGCCCGAAATCGAAGCTAATACATTTGCTGCCGAGCTTCTGATTCCGGACGAAATTATTTTGGAGAACCACAATATGACTACTGAACAGCTATCACGATTATTAGGTTATGAAAAATCACTTATAGATTTGCGTTTAAAGTCTTATATGAGTCTTTAATATTCTACAAACGTGTGTTATGATTTTGTTATTACAAAAGAAAGAAGGTATATGTTATGGGCTTCACTGAAGATTTAAAACAGTTTGCAGAGAGAGTTATTCCTCTCAAATAAAATATTTCCACTGAAGAAGCAACTAAAATGTCAATGATTATTCCGTTTTTTCAACTTCTAGGGTATGACGTTTTTAACCCGGGAG